CAATCAGTATCACAGTAAAGACAGCAGCAGGTTCATTGGTAACAGTTCGTGCAGAGCACGGCGAAGACCTTGACCATATAGTCGCAAACTCATTAGAGTCACTACGTTCTGCAGTTGTAGAACTTGAAGGCGTAGTCAGAAACGGAGCGCCAGCGGCACAACCAATGGCACCAGCCCAAGTAGCAGCAGCACTTGGTGCATCAATCATTGACAACACACCAGCCGATAATGGTGGCTGGTCAGCAGCACCATCAATCGGTGGAAAGAATTGTCCACACGGCAAGATGACTGCTATCCAAGGCACAGGTAAAGATGGTAAGACATACCGTGGTTACTTCTGCCCAGCACCAAAGGGTGCATTTGATAAGTGCAAGAACGTGTATGTACGTGCAGGTTCTGCCGAGTGGAATACGTTCGTTGCTGAGCAAGTAAAATAATGTGGATTTGCAAAGTAATTGGACACGTTTATTGGAGTTCACTTATTAATGGAAAAATCTATTGCACTAGGTGCGGTAAAGAGATAGAACTTGAGAACTCTTAGACGCAGCATTAGCAAAGCAGAGGTGGGCGGAGAACCATTACCGCCCGCCTTTGCGGCATTTGAACGGGCAGGAATTATCCTGCGCCGTGCAGAAATCACGATGGTTGCAGGCACTCCAGGTGCAGGCAAGTCATCAGTTGCACTGGCAATCGCAGCCAGAGCCAAGGTTCCTACGCTGTACTTCAGCGCAGATACCAATGCTCACACAATGGCAATGCGTCTTGTTGCAATGTCGGGTCGTATGACACAGACAGCAGCAGAGCAGTTGCTCAAGCGTGAGCCCAATCAAGCAGAAGAAATCCTTACCCTGAACAATCATTTGTTCTGGTCTTTTGAATCAACTCCCACATTAAAAGATTTAGATGAAGAAGTCAGTGCATTTGAAACTGTGTGGGGTAGGAGTCCAACGCTTATTGTGGTAGATAACCTTATGGACATTGCGATGGATGGTCACGAAGAATTCCAAGGTATGCGAGCAGCAATGAAGGAGTTGAAGTATCTTGCAAGAGATACCAACGCAGCAGTGCTGGTCTTACACCATACCAAGGAAGGCTTTGAGGGTTATCCTTGCCAGCCACGGTCAGCCATTCAGGGTCTGGTCAATCAGATTCCAGCAATGGTATTAACTATAGGACAGATGAAGCAGGGTGATGAAACCTATCTTTGCGTAGCCCCAGTCAAGAACAGATACGGGCGGGCAGACCAGACAGGTAATAACTATGTCAGCCTGGCTTTCAATCCAGACAGTATGTATCTAGATGATGTTCAAGTTAAGTATATGCAGGAGCAAATGTATGGAAACTAAGATATGGGATATGTCATTCAGCCGTGAAGATATAGAAGTTCTACTTGGCAAACCATTAGCAGATGGTGAGTGGAACATTATTGTTGATGAGTTATACAACAATGATTTGCTGTATGAAAAAATTCAGATTGAAGTTCTCAAGATAGCAACAGCAGCCATTGAGTAGCGCAGCCAAACGTAAGGGTAGTCAGGCAGAACGCGACGTAGTCGCCTACCTAAAAGCCAATGGCTTTCCCTATGCAGACCGCAGAGTTGCAGGAGCAACCTTAGACAAAGGCGACATAAGCGGTGTGCTAGGTGTGACCATAGAGATTAAGAATCACGCACGGCTAGACCTTGCGGGCTGGCTAGCAGAGTTAGAAGTTGAAATGAAAAACGATAGCGCCTGGACAGGCGTTGTCATCCATAAGCGTAAAGGCAAAGGAGACGTAGGAGAATGGTATGCAACCCTGCCAGTAAAGGTATGGCTAGCACTACTCCGTAAAGCAAATGGACAAACATAGTATTGCTGCATACTTAGAGTATGTAGGCGCCGCCGTGCCAGCACGGGGACACGGCTGGCGCAAAATCAAATGCCCGTTCCATCCAGATAAACACGCTTCCGCTGGTGTTAACTTTGATGAGAATAGATTTAAGTGCCACGCTTGTGGCATTGGCGGAGATGTATACGACCTAATTATGCAAAGAGAAGGAGGAAACTATCGTGAGGCTGTCAAATTCGCAGAGACAATTTCTCCTACAGGCAGCGACAGAGTACGCCCAGCACATACATCAAGCAGCAGATTATCTAGCAACACGGGGTCTGTCGGTAGAAGAAGCAAGGAAGTTTCATATCGGAGTAGTGGACAATCCATTACCAGGTCACGAAGGCTACAAGGGTAAGTTAGTAATTCCCTACGTTACCCCATCGGGCGTCGTTGACCTGCGCTTTCGTAGTATCCACGGTGAGGACCCGAAGTATATAGGTCTGCCTGGGGCTAAGACCACAATGTTTAACGCACAGTCAGTGCTGACAGCAGATGGCTATATCTGTGTCACCGAAGGTGAGATTGACTGCATTACAACAGTAGTTAAGACAGGACACCCAGCAGTAGGTATTCCAGGTGCTAACAACTGGAAGCCTTACTACAGCAAAATACTTGACGACTTTGATACAGTCATTGTGCTAGCAGATGGTGATAGCCCAGGGCTGGAGTTTGGCAAAAAGATTAGCCGTGAGTTGGGAAATGTAAACATAGTACAAATGCCAGAAGGTCACGATGTAAATAGCATCGTGCTACAGGAAGGAACGGAGTGGCTTAGTGAGCGAATCAGCAAATGTTTTTCGGGACAATGATGAGTTCTGGGAGTATGTCAAAGAGAACCCACGGATAATTGGTATCCCAGTATCAGAACACAAAGGATTAGATTTACTCTCTGCCCTCAGAGATGTCAGAGAAGCATACAAAAAAGACCCTGCTATCGGTGACTCAATGCTTACCATTCTGGGCACCCTGCTTGCAGGGGTAGCCAACGGTGATGGCGATGAGATGGTAGAAGAAGTCATAGTCTCAGAGGCTATGTCTAATGTAGATAAGGAACTAAAGAAGGTGCTTGATGAAGGACGTTAAACATTTTGATGACATCTTGTCAGAACTCAAAGTAACTATGGTCAAGAAGCACGCAGACTACGGTCCTTACAACATAGCAAAAGCACCAGGCGGTGCTATGAATGGGCTGATAGTGCGGATGCACGACAAGATGACACGACTACAAAATCTTTTCTATAAAAAGAAAGACACGCCAAACTACGAATCTATTGAAGATACCCTGCTAGACCTAGCCAACTATGCCATAATCGGACTATTGGTACAAAGAGGTCAATGGGAAGGGATAGATGAACGCTAAGTACTACCAAGAGTATGACTCGGTAGTAGCAGGTTTGGCTGCTGAATACCATAGGAAGTATCCAATGGTTGAGGCAGACGATATACAACAGGTTCTCTGGCTATGGTTCATTACCCATCCCAATAAATACAATGAATGGTCTAGATTAGATAACAAAGATAAAGATAAACTCATAGGTAAATCTTTACGAAACGCAGCCGTCAAATTTTGTGAGCGGGAAAAAGCACGGACGGTGGGCTACGAGTTGCTTGACTTGTACTACTACGATGCTTCAGTCATAGAAGCCTTTATGCCCAGCATTATTGCTGAGTCATATGAAATGCCAGCCAAAATCAAAGACCTTAACTTCAAGGCTACTAAATCTGAAAGCGTTAGCGATGGTAATAATTGGCTAGTATTACGGTCAGATATAGCCACGGCTTACTACAGATTGACAGAGGCTAAACAGAATGTCCTACGGATACGGTTCAGCACGGATAACAACGAGTGGAGCCTGATAGCCAAGGACCTTAAGACCACACCAGATGGTGCTCGGATGAAAGTACAGCGGGCTATCAACTCACTGATTAGAAACTTAGGTGGTTGGCGTACCTTTACAGATGAAGATGTAGTCATAGTAGAAGAAGATGATGATGAGTCAGAGTAGAGATATTAGAGAACTACTGCACCTAACGGACTACAGCAAGTCAATGGACTTACGTGGTGAGCCAACAGAAGTCTGTGTTTGTGGCTGCGAAATTTTTGTAATGCTAGGTGGGTTTGTTGACGGTGAGATAGCCTTTTACTTTTTAGATGCAGAGTGTGCTAGTTGCGGAAGTATGGTCACGTTACCTACTCCAGCAGGAGAGGAAGATGGCTGTGCCGACGTATGATTTTAGTTGCCCGATATGCAATGCAACAGTAGAACAAAGTTTTTCTTTTGATGTAGAGCACGTAATCTTCTGCTCTGCTTGCAATATACAGATGGATAAGAAGTACTCAGCAACTCCTGTACACTTTAAGGGTACAGGATTCTACAAAACAGGAGGCTAAATGAAAGTTAGATACAGCAATGGCTGGAACTTTAAGCGATTTACTTTAGTTATAGGTGGCAGCCTAACTAGATTTGGATTTGGTTTTTGCATCAGCCGTTGGCACG